CCCTATCATGTGAAGGATACTACCACTGTAAGTATAGTGACTAGGAAATAAAAGATAAAATAAATGTAACTTTTTTCCATTAAGCACGTATGCAATAGTATACGTGTTTTGTATTTTAATTAAAATAAAACGAATAGATATGAGTAAAATAAACTTCCCAGCCGTACAGGCCAAGTCTCCCAGTGATGCACTGAAGGTGTTAGGGATTGACGAGGGGGCAATATTAGAGTATAACCCAACTAGCGGGATGTATGTAGTTAGTGACGATGGTGATGTAGAAGAGGCCTATTCTTCTTTTGGAAAAGAAATAGGCTTTAGTAAGGCTGTAGTAGACGCATTGATTGAATCAGGAGCCGTAGATGTATTACAACCTACAGAGAGTGAGGACGACGAACAGGAACAGGAACAAGAACCTGAAGTAGAGCAGTGGGATAAAGCTGATCTCACGATGGTATGTGGCCGATGTAAAGCTGAGGAGAAAGTAACCGAAGCAATCGGTGGAGCTACCTTATTTATGCCTACTACTTCTCAAGCTGAAACAAGACTTGTATGTACAGAGTGTGGCAATACAATGTCCCTACTGTATAGAAATGGTACTTTAATGACAGATGAAGAGAAGGCTGAACTTAAAGCTAAACAAGAAGAAGCACAAGCACAACGTGAAGCAGTAATCGATGTTCCAGATCAACCTTCAGAACCACAAGAAGATGAACCTCAGGAAGAAAGTGAGTAATGACTCATTGTACACTGAGTATGTTAATATATTAAATGGTGTACTTCAGCTCTCTAATAGGGAGGCTGAGGTATTATCATTTATACTAGCAATAGACGGTTCTGGTGAAAAGAGTATTAATTCAAAGAATGCACGAAACGCTATAACCCAATATCTCAGTATAAGTGAGCCAAACTTAAGTAAGTATTTAAATACCTTAAAATCCAAAGGGTTGATTGTCCGTGATCCAGAGAGTAAGTGGGTTGTGAATAAGTATATTAGGCCTGATATTGTTGGTGGTATTTTAGAAATAACTATAACATTAGATCTAAATGGCGAATCGGATAGCTTCAAAGAATAACAAAGTATTACATCAAGATCGGTTCATACGTGAGTTAGCCAAAAAACATAATAAAGACCCTAGGGTGATAAGGGAGGTAGTTTACTCTCCTTTAAAGTTTGCTAGTAGAGTTGTATCTGATCCAACGGACATGCGTCCAATAAGGGTTAGGTACTTTGGTGTATTTGCACTTAAGCATAAGGATGCTAAGATCAACATGTTTAAAGATCGTGTTAAAAAGCTAAAAGCTAATATGGGTAAGACTTTGATTATCATGGCCGCAATGGGTTACTTAATCAAAGATGATAAGTCTGTAAATAGGATTTTAGATGAAGCACTGGAAGTAAGAGACTATGAAAAAATCCAGACTATTTGGGAAGAATATAAGTCTGTTGGAAAGAAGGTAGATGAGATTATTTGATATTGATAAAGGGAAGGTAGTGATGAATCCTACCTCATTGTGGATTCCAGAATTTAAAAAACTTTGGAGTAGAGATAAGTCTGAGGACAAAAGTAATGCGAGTTCTGAAATCTCTTATATTGTATTTATGTATGATTATAGATCCCCCTACAGGGATTATGCCGAGAGAGATAGGGAACAAAAGATCAGACAAGATTGCTTCGCTGAGGAGCCGGACTGGTTACCGGACAAGACAGTACAAAAAGCAATTAAGAAATTTAGGGAGTTTCAAGAAACCGCAAATTCGAGATTACTCGGGGCTGCGAAGATAGCAGCAGATAAGTTGACAGACTACTTTAGGAATGTAGATTCTAGTGCTGCAAGTGAAATAGTCCGTAACTTGAAGGAATTAGGTACAGTGGTTAAATCATTAGATGCCCTAGAGAAACAAGTACAGAAAGAACAACTTGAAAAGAATAGTATAAGAGGTGGACAAGAAGTAGGTTTATTTGAAGTATAATGAAATTAGGATTAAAGAGAACTGCAAATTCAGACAAGTTTCGTAAGGCAGCATTGCATTTTAAGAAGAATGAATGCTATACATTTGCTCCCCCTGGTACGACCGAGTATATCAAATACTGGACTACTGAGATGGAGCATTGTTTGTATGGGTATACTGCTGAAGATGGTGATAGGATTCCAGGGTATTTCTACTTCTATTTAAACTACTTTAGGATTGGTCTAGTGCACCTTATGGATTATAAATTACCAGACGGTACTATGGAACAACGTCCTCTTCACATGAAGGACTTGCCAGATTACTATGATTACGACAGATTCTTTTTTGAAGCAGTGGAGCAAGCAGAACTCAATGGTAAACACATGGTGGTGCTTAAGGCTCGACGTAAAGGGTACTCCTATAAGATTGCGTCTATGCTCATTAGGAACTATTATTTCATCAAAGGTTCTCGAGGGTTTGCACTAGCATCAGAAGCTGAATATTTAATAAAGGATGGTATCTTAAGCAAGGCTTGGGATGGGATGGACTTCATTGACAGTGAAACTGCATGGTATAAGAAACGTCAAAAGGCAGACACTCGAATGCATAGGAAGGCCTCATTTGTTCAAAAGGATGAGACTGGGGTGCCAATTGAACTTGGATATAAGTCTGAGATCATGGGGGTCACACTTAAGAATGACCCAGATAAAGCTAGGGGTAAAGCTGGTAAGCTTATTATATTTGAGGAAGCTGGTAAATTCCCAGGACTATTAGATGCTTGGCAGAAGGCACGACCATCTGTAGAACAGGGATCACACGTGCATGGTACCATGATTGCGTTTGGTACAGGGGGTACAGTTGATGCAAACTACGAAGGACTAAAGGAACTCTTTGAGAATCCAGACGGTTATAACTGTATGGTTTTCAAGAACATTTGGGATGACCACTTATATGATCAAGATTGTGGCTTCTTTATACCACAGTACGCTAACTTAGAAGGAGCGGATCCTGAGACAAAAGAGGCTTTCATGGATGAGAATGGTAACACTAATGTTGTTGTTGCTAAACGATATATCCTAGAAGAGCGTCAGAAGGTAATAGATAATGCTTCTGATAGACGTGCTATTGATAGGCACATTGCAGAGCAACCGATAACACCAGCGGAGGCTACTCTTAATATTAGTAGTAATATATTCCCTAAAGCTGAGCTGCAGAGACATCTTGCTACTATAAAAAACTCTGATAAGTTTAGAGAGTATAAACAAGTTGGCAACCTTATGTTTGATGACACTGGGGCTATTAAATGGGAGATTAGTACTAAGTATAGGGATATTATAAAATATAGACTGAAACCTGAAGACAGTAGAGATGGTGCAGTAGTGATATGGGAGCACCCCATTGATGATCCTCCATATGGTCTTTATATAATGGGTTGTGACCCATATGACCATGATCAATCTGGTACAGATTCTCTAGGGTCGGTGTTTGTATATAAACGTTTCCAAGGATTTGAATCATTCTATGACATGCCTGTTGCAGAGTACACAGGTAGGCCCAATACTGCAGAGGAGTTCTATGAGAAGGTTCGAATGTTGGCTATATACTATAAGGCTAAGATTTTATATGAAAATGAAAAGAAGGGTTTATTCTCACATTTTTCACATAAACATCAGGAATATCTCTTAGCAGATCAACCTGATATATTAAAGGACGTTGTACAGGACATGCGAGTGCAACGAACTAAGGGTAATCACATGAATGGTCCCATCAAAGAGTGGGGCGAGGGTTTGATAAAAGATTGGTTGAATGAAGAATATGCATCTGGTAAGAAGAATCTTACTAAGATATTTTCAGAACCACTACTTGAGGAACTTATATCATATAATCCTGATGGTAACTTCGACCGTGTTATGGCTTTCATGGAAGTCATGATATATAGGGAGGAGCTTCACCACGTAAGAATAGTAGAGGCTAAGGAGAAGAATAAAGTTGAGTTATTCTCTGGTGGCCTCTTTAGAATGGAAACACAAGCAATAATTTAATTCGAATTAAATATGAATGTAGACAAAACAACTTTCCCCATACAGAAACTTCCCCTCTCTAAGAAAGACCAGGAGTGGAAAGAAGCATCTGTGGATGCAGTGATATCCAGGGATAGTGGTAGTGGATACGCAAGTACGCAGTGGAAGGGAGACATGTACACCGCGTATGGTTTATATAACAGTGAGTATAGTGAAGATGATCTCAAATATGTAACAAATCCATTTAAAGTTGAGGATGGATTCCCTGCTAAAACGCAAGATTTCAATATTATTAGGCCTAAGATTGATCTGCTAATTGGGGAAGAAAGTAAGAGACCTTTCAATATTAAAGTTATACAGACTAATGATGAAGCTGTTACACAGCTACAGGACGAGAAGAAAAATCTCTTAATGCAGTATGTAATGGATCAGTTGGGCGTAGGTGGGGAGACCGATGAAAATGGGCAACCGCTAACGCCACCTGAGATAGAAAAGTATATGAGTTATACTTATAAGACTATTGCAGAAGAGACAGCTTATCATGCGTTGAACTACTTAAAAGAAAGATTAAATCTCAAGAACGAGTTTATTAAAGGTTGGCGAGATGGCCTCATTGGGGGTAGAGAACTCTACTATGTAGGTATGGTTAATGGTGAACCTACTATGGAAAGAGTCAATCCTATGAATTGTGATTTTGATAAAGATCCCGATTTAGAGTTTGTTGAAGACGGTGATTGGTTTGTACGTAGGATGGAAATGAGTACATCTACTATATATGATCGCTTCTTTGATATTATGGATGAAGATGATTTAGATCGGTTACTTGAATACTCAGATGGCAATTATGCTAAAGGTAAGGCAAGTGATGTGAATTATCCAAGTGTTATGTACAAAGAGAGTTTCTCTAAGAAATTCTTTGATACAGACGAAACGGATGCCAGTCTGGTGACAGTGTGGCATGCTACTTGGAGGTCCTATAAAAAGATAGGTTTTTTAACTACAACTGATCCTGAGACAGGAGAGGAGAATACGACAATTGTTGACGAGACGTATAAGAAACCTGGGGAGAATGAAGTATTAGAAATAGATTGGATACCTGAAGTATGGGAGGGATATCGTATTGCTGAAGATATTTATATAGGAATAGGTCCTGTAGAATATCAACATACTTCTGTAGATAATCCGTCTTCACGTAAGTTACCTTATTGTGGAGTAATATATAGTAATACCAATGCTAGATCTAAGTCTTTGGTGAATTTAATGAAGCCTCTACAATATATGTATATTATATTATGGTATAGGTTAGAGTTGACACTTGCTAGAGATAAGGGTAAAGTATTGACAATGGACATCACTCAAATACCAAAAGGTCTTGGTATTGACGTGAATCAGTGGATGCATTATATTAGCGCATTGGGTGTTAATTTTGTGAATCCGTATGATGAAGGTTGGGATGTTCCTGGTCGAGAGGGCGGCAAGCCTTCTGGATTTAATCAGATAACTGCAGTTGATTTGACTCAAGGTACAGTTATGGCAGAGTACATGAATCTCATGGGTAAAATCGAAGAGATGATTGGAGAGATATCTGGTGTGACTAAACAACGACAAGGGTCTATTCAACAACGTGAGTTGGTTGGTAATGTGGAAAGATCTGTTATACAGTCTTCTCATATCACAGAACCTTTGTTCTGGAATCATAATTTGGCAAAGAAGAATGCTTTAACGATGTTACTGGATGTTGCTAAGTTTGCATGGGGTACCCAAGATTCTAAGAAACTACACTATATATTAAATGATAGTGCTAGGATGTTCTTACAAATCGATGGTAAGTTCCCATATGCTGATTTAGATATATTCCTTACTGATTCCACAGAGGAGTCTAGGAATATTGAATCACTTAGGACATTGTTGCAACCAGCTATGCAGAATGGAGCTACATTACTTGAGGCTGCTGAAATTATATCAGCTGATAACTTCACTATGATTAAGAAGAAGTTAGAGGAAGTTGATAAGAAGCGTGAAGAGATGATGGCTGCACAACAGCAAGCAGAGCAACAACAAGCACAGATGCAGATGCAAATGGAAGCTGAGAAAAATAGGATTACAGAAGAAGATTCTATGCGTAAAGCTCAGACTCAAATTGTTGTTGAACAGATTAAACAGTCTGGTCAGCAAGAAGGAGAAGATAATACTATGGACTTTGCTAAGTTGGAAGCACAACTCCAGAAGCAAAAAGAAGACGCTGAAATAAAACGTAAGCAAGTAACTGAGACTGAAAGGTCTAATAAGAAAGGTGAAGCACAACGTCAGCAGGAAATTGAAATTAAACGTAAGGTGGCCAATAAGCCGGTGCCTGCAAAAACTAAATAGTGATGGTAGAAGACAAGCAAAATGTATTCGGAGGATTTGAAGCGCTTGCAGGTGAGATATTAAAAACACCAGGGCAAGATGACATACCCGAATTAGAACCTGAGGAGTTATTGGAAGAGGAGGAAAAGACAGCAGACGAAGAAGAGGAAGAGGAAGAATTGACAGAAGATGAAAAACTTGAAAAGGAGGCAGCCGAACTTGAGGAAGGTGACGACGAAGAGGAAGAGAAACCTGCAGGAGATGAGGCAGAGGAAGTAGAGATAGGAGACTTTGCTGAATATGAAGAACCCTTGACAAAAGTCTTTCAAGAGGCTTTATACGAAGAACTTGGTTGGGAAGTGGAAGAAGGCGATGAAACAGCTACTATAAAAGATTTAGTAGAGTATATGAAGAACGCTGTATCTGAAGCATCTAAACCACAATATGCAACGGAAGAGTTGCAGAGATTAGATGACTTTGCTAAACAGGGGGGTAAGGTAAGTGATTATTTTACAAAGGTCCCGGGTGGAACTATAGACCTCACTGACCCTGATTTAACAAGCGAAGCTGTACAGAAGGATGTGATTAGAGAGTTGTTATCTACTGTGAATGGATACAAGGAAGAGAGGATCAAGCGGACGATTTCTAGATTCGAAGATGGTGGTATTTTAGAGGAGCAGGCCGAAGATGCTGTAGAATTGTTAAAAGAATATAAGGAAGATAAACAACAAAAGCTATTAGACAACCAAGAGAATTATGCAAAGGAGGTTGAAACACAGCAACAAAAATTCTATTCTGACGTACAAGAAGGTATAAAAGACCTAAAAGATGTTAGGGGAATAAAGATAACTGGTAGAGAAAAAACTGATCTACTAGATTATATATTCAAGCCGGAATCTGATGGGAGAACAAAATATCAGAAGGAATATGCTTCTAATGTTCAACATCTCATAGAATCGGCTTTTTTTACTAAAGATAAAGATAAAAACACTTTGGTTACAAAAGCGAAGCAAAGTGCAAAGTCCGATGCCTATAAAGAATTGCATCAGAAGATTAAAGCCAGTAAAGGCAAAAGACAGAAAAGCTCGGGAGGCCAAAATGAAGGTGAGGCTTCTGATACGCTAGGTAAATTAGGACATTCTTTAATTAAAAAAGTTTAATAATTAAATTTAAAAGTGAGTTATGGAAAACAATGTATTAAACAGTTTACAGCTCTATAAAACCAAATGGTTTTCTGATTTGGTTGACGAGAACATGCTGGCTAATGCGCTGCTTACTAAGCCCCATGAAGTATCGACTGTATTGTCTTATATTTTTGGCCGATTTGATCAGGGTAACATCATAGACTTTATTACTAATGGTATGGGTAAAACCCTTACTATTGAAAATAGAGAATATGAATGGAACGTTATGATTGAGCACGACAAGGCGGTTACTATTAGAGCAGCCCAGGAGTCTGGTGCTGCAGTAACGTCTACCGATGTTCCTGGTCTGAACCAACAACCCATTCAACTTTGGTTGGAAGAGAAGTGGTTTGGCCCCGGTGCGATCCTGGAATTTGACGATAAAGATTTTCAGGTACGGGTAGTAGGTGAACCTTACCAAGATGGTGATCAGTTCGTTTACACAGTAGTAGTAGCTGATGGTCAGCCTGCATCATACATTCCGCCTTCCTTGCTTGCTGCTGGAAAACAAGTCAGTAGGACAGGTAGTGCCTACGAAGAATATAGTGATGAAGCTGATATCGTTAACTATCAGACCCCATTCAAGCTCAGGAACCACCTGACTACAATGAGGATGACATACGATATCACTGGAGATGCTTATTCTTCTGTTATGGTTATCGCAATTCGCGATCCCAAAACGA